CTCCTCTTGCATATAACAACAAATGGGGAAGACCAATGGGAGAAATACCCAACTGGCTGGACTATTTGGCTCAAGTGATCACACTGATCTTAAAAATCGTGTGGGAACTGTTTGCCTAGGTCCGCACTAGATGCTGGGAGGGTTTATATAGTGAAACTAGGATTCGAACCTCGACAGGACATCAAACTCCTGAAGAGGTAGGGAGGATCTATTAGTAATAATAGATTCCCTCTTATGAACCTGGGACCACTCTATGAACCCTACCCAGCATTTTCTGTGCCTCATTCGCTGCTTTTGCAAGTAAGGGTTACCGTGTCTCCTCTACCCTGGGCAAGCCAGCTTAGGGAAACGAGACTTCATCCACCAGCTTGATACACTGGTGAACGCCTCTAGCGTTAGCGAGAGGTTGAACTAATAGAAGCCATTCTGCCTTCTTGGCCTAGAAAACTATGCTAAGAAAGCACCTTGGCTTCGCATACCGTTAAACCTCAGGGGGTATATGGCCTTTAAACCGCCATTTCAACGTTTCAGGGAGCAGAACGGGTTAGTCAAGGTAGCTTGCGACTATTTCCAGAGAGATACCAACTGTACTACACCGTTGGTTCATCCCGCTGGTTGGCCGCAGCTTTTAGCCACCTCTGGCTTTTATCGTTCTATCTCTGATGTTGTTACCCCTGGTTACAAGTTCTTAAGTGCGAAGGGAAACATGATTGTTAACCCCTTCACCTATTTCGAGAAGCGCCTTACAGTCGACGGAAATTATTCCTCCGTTCGCGCTGTTGGCAATTCTTGCAATAGCCCAGTTATGCACTGGGGAGAGGACGTTACTGGCCCGTATGCCCTTTATGGGTCTACGGGTAATACCGAACTCTCTCCTAAGAACTTGATAGCGCAGTCTGATATAGACAACGCTATAAAGGTTGCTTCTACTGCTGCCTGGCGTGACGCCGCGGCCCATGACGCCGATATCTTAACTGATATCGCCGAAATCGGCCAGACGATCCGCATGATCCGCGACCCACTCTCGGCTGTACGTGGCCTCACTAGTGCAATCAACAGCACTAAGAGGAGCACCTCAGCTAAGTTTGGTGCCGCTGGTCAGACAGCACGTGACCTTTGGTTACAGTACCGCTACGGGATTCGTCCCGCAGTTAAGTCTGTAAACGGTATTATCGAAGCTATGACTAAGCAAAGGGGCAAACGTCGTCAGACTTATAGAGGTAAATACAACCTTTTTAAGAATGATTCCGTAGCCTCTGTTGGAGGAAATTGGTCTACACAGTTTCCAATATTAGATAACAGCTCAGATGAAGTTATTATCCGCGCTGGTATCTTAATGGAGGAGGCTGTGGAGATATCCACTTCTCTCGGGTTGGATGCCAGCGGTATGCTGGCAGTCCCTTGGGAGATTGTCCCTTTCAGCTTCGTCGCTGATTGGTTCATAAACGTGGGTGATTTCCTTCAATCGCTTCAGCCATATCTTACGAAACATCCGTTGGCCACCTGGTATACTTTGACACGGACACAAACTCGGATATGGAAAATATCCGGGCCTGCGAGTGCCACTGCCGGTTGGTCAATTGAAAGACAGCCCTCAGGCGTGTTTACTGGAGTTTGGAAAACCAAAACCAGGATAACACCTCTTGGGGGACTGTCTTTAACGTTTAAGCCTCAAGCCTTGCGCAAGGTCATGAATGACTTGCGCTTGCTTGATTCTTTAGCGTTGGCGTGTCAGCAGCTCGGTAAAGCGATCAAAGGTTAATCGACCTTCGCGTTTTATCGTGCTTACTCAGGGAGTAAACCCGATGTCGTTGGTTTTCAACGCAAAGACGTACACCGCCGATAAATTCGGTGCGGAGGCAGTAGGTTATACCGGGGCAGCGCACACACTGTCGGTCAAAGATGACCTCCAGTTGTCGCGTACTGCCGCGAAACCAACCACTGTCTTCAGCGGCGTCAGTCGCACTCAAGCGAAGATGACCAGGACTTTCACGTTGACAGGCGCGCTCACCCCTACCGGGGAAGCAATCCTGAAAATCGACGTGTCCGTTCCGGTCGGCGCGGCGAGCGCGGACATCGATGCACTTCTGAACGACCTGGGAGCATTTCTCTCCGGTGCGGACTTCAAAACCCATGTGAAAGGCCAGAAGATCAGTTACTAGATCTTCGCTTTCATATTCACCTTCGAGGTAAATATGGACCCTTCTCTGTGTTTTATTTTCGCACTGCTACCACTTTATGTGTTAGCATTAGTCGTTTGGTTGCTCAAGCGAAAACTACTTGGGCCCTCAAATAACTATTGGAGATAACATGTCTTCCAAGCGTCGTTCAGTCGAGCGTCATGTTCGCCTTTTCGACAAAACTCTCCGTAAGTCGCCTTATGATCATTATTATAAGGTGATGGAGATATTTGTGCAGGCTTACCCTTTTGAGATACAAGACAAAGTCCTCGGCTTGCTTCGTGCCAAAGACTACGTCAAGTTGATCAAATGGGCTGACTCTTTTGGTGGTGCACTGCATACCACTGCTGCAGAAACATACGCAGCAAGTCAGTTGGTTGCATTGATCAAGAAGTACCCTTTCCCGGCAGAGGAGCTTAAGCCAAAAGCTAAGGCTCTTGCTATCGAGAAGTTCTTACACGCAGAGAAACGCTGTAAGAGGTACAACTTGAAGTTCAGGCGCCTTTCTAGACGCTTGATCCGTCAGGATGAGATCTTTTCAAAACTCTCATCTATAATCCGAGCCATTATCGGTGATGAACCGAATCTGGCGAAGATTTATGACGCATGCAACTTTGGGCCTGGGGCGTCAATAGGAGTACATGGCCAATCCACAAATCTAGCAAGAAAACTCTTGTCAGATGAGTGGACGTGTACACCTAGTGCCCTACCGTTCGCCGTTGCCTCCCTCGCACAGGATCAGCATATTTGGGAGTTACTCTCAAATAAGCCGATCACGTGCTTGGACATCAGTAACTTTCGCAAGAGTGTTACTGACCGTGTACGGCTCGTGCACTATAACAAAATTGTTACTGTGCCAAAGACAACGCTGGTTGATAGAACCATCGCTGTTGAGCCGCTTTTGAATGGGTACCTCCAAAAAGGAGTAGACGTTTACATGCGTCGCCTCCTTAGAAGAGTTGGTGTTGATCTGACAGACCAAAGTCGGAATCAACACATGGCCCGCCTGGGTTCTCTTGGCGGTCCAGACCCATTCATAACCATAGATCTCTCTTTAGCGTCTGAT